GATCATGACAATGCGCTGAAAATTAAAAGAACTTGATTGTCCTGGTTGATCCATTTACCCCGCAAAAAAAAACAATGCAAATAAATATAACATATGGTTTTATTTTATATTTTTCGTAGTTGCACATATGATTCCATGATTCACATGATTATTGATTCAGTGTAATTGAATATTAAATACATGGAGAGTGTAATACATTAACGGCACCATTTACCCATTCCCGATTTGCTTAAGTTAATGAAACCGGTTAAAACCGATAAATCCAATAAATCCAAAAACGAATCCAAAACCGAATCCAATGCGGGGGGCGTCATCAATTACAACGAGGTGCTGGGTCGCGAATCCATTGCGGCCGAGATTGCAGTCGCGCTGGAGGCGTTTCACAGCAAAAAAAACGATTTGATGATCAAGCGGGGCATTTACGTGTACGGAAACCCGGGGGTGGGGAAAACCGAATTCATTGTGCAGCTGCTAAAAACCCTGAATTACGACATTGTGAAATATGATGCCGGCGACATACGCAACAAGTCCATCATTGACCTCATCACCAATCACAACATGAGCGAGCACAGCGTGCTCTCCATGTTTCAGAAAAAGCCGAAGCGAATTGCCATTGTCATGGACGAGATCGACGGCATGAACAACGGCGACAAGGGCGGCATCAATGCGCTGATCAAACTCATGCGCCCCAAAAAGACGAAGAAGCAGCGTCTGGAAGACGTGACCATGAACCCGATTGTGTGCATTGGGAATTATCACATGGACAAAAAAATCCGCGAGTTGATGAAAGTGTGCGTGTCGTTTGAAATTAAAACGCCCACGCTGGAGCAGGTTGGCGTCATTCTGAAATCGGCGCTGAATTCCGGCAATGCAACGCTGCACAAAAATGTGGCGCGATTCATGCAGGGCGACCTTCGCAAAATTGCAACCATCAGCAGCATTTTCAACAACCTCGGGAACGCCAACGCAACCAACGCAACCCATGATCCTCATTCGGATAATTACAACAGCGTGCTGATTCAAACCATTTTTCAGCCGAAAACCAACAACGAGGACAGTAAAACCATTGTTAAAAAATTAATAAATTCGCCGTGCAAATTGATGGAGCATTCTGCGCTGATGAACGAAACGGATCGCACCATCGTGGGCTTGCTGTGGCACGAAAACGTGGTGGATGTGCTGGCGAAACAGCCGCATAAAATGGAAGCCTTCCGTTTTTACAAGGACGCGCTGGACAACATTTGCTTTGCGGACTACATTGATCGCATCACGTTTCAAAAACAAATCTGGCAGTTCAACGAAATGAGCTCGCTGATTAAAACGTTTTACAACAACAAGCTGTATCACGAACGATTTGCAACGCGCCCTAAATTCAATCCATTGGACGTGCGATTCACAAAGGTGTTGACCAAATACAGCACCGAATACAATAATGCGCTGTTCATTCAAATGATGTGCCAAAAATTCGGGATGGACAAGAAAGATTTGTTTGCCTTTTTCTCCAGCGTGTTTGCCAACAACATCAACGGCGACAAACAAATAGACACCATCATAGAAGAATTTGAAATCACGAAGCTGGACATTCAGCGCATGCAGCGGTACTTGGACAAATGCACGTATCCGAGCGAGATGACGCCCGACGATGATGTTGTGGCCGACGATGAATGAACTTGGGACTGGGGGGGCTGGGACTGGGGGGCTGGTGATGCAATCACAGCAAATGGCAATCATGATCCAGCAGTGCGCTCTGTCGTTCAATGGTCTCCAGATGCGCGGCAATGACTTCGTCGCGATCATTGATTGTGGCGAGCAGTTCCGAGTTTTCGCGGATCTTTTTGGTGCACAATTCCCGCATTTTTTCCAGTTTTTCGGCCTGCGATTGCACGGTTTGAATCAATTCCTCCACGGTCATGCTGCGGTTGTCGGCATTCGGCGCCTTGAATGTTATGACGGTTTTTAAAATTGTTTCGCCTGGGGGTTGAAGGCCTTGAGGGCGATGTTTATGGATTTTCTCTCTAATTTGTTGCAACACATCCGGTTTCATTGACGGGTGTCCGGGTGCATATGCTTGCAGTGCCGCATCCACCTCGCACATGTAGAACCGCAGCAAGTCCGGCTCTTGGATAAAATCCGTGACCGTTTTTGTGCTGATTCGCATGCCGCAGTCCTTTTTGCCCAAATTGGAGAGCAGCATGCGCTTGTCAAACGTGTTGTGCTCGTGCGAAAACACGAGAATGACCTTCATGGGGTCCAGCTGCGCCATGGGAACGGCGTACCCGCGCAAAAATGCGCGCTCTTCGGCCAGGCACGCATCTTCATCGTACGCCAGATTCATGTCGGTGAGCAGCTCCTTCCAGAACGCAAACGTCGCGGCGGTGGCGTGATTGGGGCCGTAGGGACCAAACTGCACCATTTGACCGCGGCCTTCGGAGGAGGAGGGGTGCGGGGAACGTAGTTCCCCGGATTTGAAATAAATGCACATTTCGCTGCTGCCCGCAAGCTTGATGCCGGTTTGCCTGGTTCGGTGGTCCAGCAGGGTGGTCACCGCGTGCGACACGCGTTCCGGTGGGTAGTAGTCGTCGTCATCCATGTAAACAATGATGTCGCCGCGCGCCTTTTCGTGCATCATGTTGCGTTTTTTGCCGAGTGAAATCTTTTCTTCAATTCGGAAGTACCGCACGCAGGGATGCGACGACACGAGGTCTTCAATCGGGTCGGTGCCGTCATCAATGATGATCCACTCCATGCGGTCGCGGGGATAGGTTTGATGGGTGAAGCACTGCAGCATGGCGGCAATGAACGGGCGGCGGTTGAACGTGGGCGTGCACACGCTGACCATTGGCACAGACACTGGCACAACAACACTCAAATTGTTCATTTGGATGGTCATTATATGGTTGATGTGATAGTATTAATGAAGATGGCACAATGCGTTTATGCGGATTTGCGCGAACTTTTATTTTTCATGAACCACATTGTCAATGCGACTATGCCTCCAATCACGCCGGCACTTGCCAACGGCAATTGTATTAGAGCAACAATTACTGCCGCAATAACAAACCATGTCATCAAATTTGACATCCGATTTGTGAACTCTGGTCCAAGTTTGTCCGAATTGGTGGCGAGCTGCTTGAAGAAAAACAGATAGACCAAGTAAAAAAATTCATAAATGACCGGAAATATTGAAATCCATCCAAAACAAATGGTCAAGAATGCGGACAAACAAAACAGCGCCGCTTGTTTTATGGCATATGTCTTTAGTTTCATGAATGAAAACAGTCCTCCGAACCATCCAGGAATGAATATCAGCCACACAAAACACAGCATTACCCCAATTGAAATGAGCGTAATCCATCCAAAAATGACCCACCGAATGAAAGGAATGATGTCCGTGTAGGGGATTCCAGAATCAGCCCCAATGCCCCATTTTTGCATGAACTTGAAATAATAATGCAGACCCATGCCGCCTAAACGATAACACGATTCCTGCGTGGTTTGAAGCCACAAACTAAACTTTGGCACGTTCTCTGATTCATCAAACGGCACTGATTTGCATTCCACGTGAGAAGCACAGTAAGGACTTACCGGTTCAATATTGGACGATGAATTGGTCTTTATTATTGATTTCAAGGTGTCGCCGGTTGGATAATCTTCGGTTGGGTCAAATTCCTTGACATTCAAATAATTGTTTGTGGTAATGTAGCAAAACAAAACCAACCCGATGAACACATTTAACATGAACATCAAATAATCAATAAACTGTTTTGATGAATGCGAGCCATCATTCTTTATTGCGCCCGTGCCTTTGAGAGAATTCACATGTTTAAGATTCATTTCGCGGCGACCTATTGTTGGTTGGCTGGCTAACACAAGTATTATAATACTAAATTATTATAATATTATTATTGTTTCCGTTTCTATTTTGTTTCCGTTTCCGGTTATCTATCATTGTCCGCGCACCCCCCGTGATGAGTTGAGTTTGAATTTGAGGTTGAATTTGAGGTTGAGTTTGCTAAAATACTCTGTCTCTATCTTGCATACATGAGTGCGCAGTTGCCGCCAATGAACGACAACACGTTGTACCTCTCTTCCAGCACGGTCAAATCGTAGTTGTATTTGTATATGCGCCACTGCGGCTTGTTGACGCCAATGGGAATGCCCGTTTCTGGGTCGCAAATCGTGTAAAAATTGGCGCTCGGGTCCAGCGGCGGCGGGTACGTGTTGAATTCCAGCTCAATGGTGGAGAACTTGCTCATGTTGATGGCGCCGCTGGGTTGGTACGTCATGTTGCTCGCATCCATTCCGAAGTTGTAAACATAGAGCCCGAACGGCGCGGACCCCGCAGTGCGGATGTACTTTTCCACGTAATTGTACACGCCCGCTTCCAGCATGTTCTCGCGGTACGAGCCGTTCAGCAGGATGCCGAGCTGCTGCAGAATCTCGCGCTGGTTCTCCACATTGTAGTCCTGTGTTATGAAAAGCTTGGATAGCGTCGTGCCATCCGGCTCCACGCCGGGACCGATGTTGATGGGGCTGGGTGGCGGACACGGATTTGGGTAATCCCCCGCGGCGGGCGCCGGCATCACGTCGTCCGGAATCACGTTCATGTAGGACCAGTTCGTGTAGTTGCTCCACTGGTTGCGCAAGTTGATGTCGCTGCGCTGAAACATGAACATCCACGTGGCCACCATGCCCATCGTGTTCTGCAGCTCCACGCGGTGGCTGCCCGTGATGTTCTTGAAGTCCCACTCGTACGCTTCCTTAAGCAGGTACTTCTGTTCCTGGGACGCAAACACGCGCGACTCCTCGGCCGACAGAAAGCAGTACGTGGACAGCAGGTGCACGTCGGCGTTCCAGTCCGTGCGCTTGTCGGAATACATGTCGGCCGTGGTAATGTCGGCGCCCGGCGGCGGCTGCAAGAAGCGGTAAAACTGGTACTCCGGTTCATTGAAGTTGGGCTGAATGAAGGGCGCCTCCTCAACCTCGGCAGGGGTGGACGCCGAATAAGTGACGTCGCGCGTGACAAAGAGCTCGCGCACGGGGCGCATCACCACGTCAATTTGCAGCTCGTTGTACTGCAGCGCCACCAGCGGGAACGCGGTGCGGCTGTTGTTGCAGAACCACGCATTGAGCGGGATGTAGAGCTTGCGACCGCGAATGGAGGGTTCCGGTCCCTGCTGGCTCGTGT